AGGCAAGTCAAGTTACTTCATTCACCAATGCATTACAAATGTTAGATGGTGGTAGCAGATTGTCAACATTGGAATCAGCACAAACTGCCTTTGCAGGTTTGGCCGCATTTGGAGAACAAACAGGTGGAGATTTATCACAAGCATTATCAGATGCAATTGGTAAAGGTGGATTACAGTTCACACAATTTGGACAAGACTTACAGGCAGTGTCACCAGGACTATTTGCTAGTCTACAGAATTTAGCCGAAACAGTTAAAGCAGATGGTGATGTGGTTGGAGCATTAGACAGTTTTACAGATTCAATCAAAGATGTAGATGAAGGACAACGACCGTTCTTACGTAACTTGATGATTGCTGGAGTACCAATGGCAGACTTTGTAACCAAACTAGCCAATATGTCAGACATCATAGACGACAACAGTTTTTCAATTATGGAAGAAACCAAAGCACGTGAAACAGCAGGACAGTTAGGTAAGGTACAAGCAGAGCTGGCTCAAATCATTGCCAAAGTCAAAACTGCATTTACATCATTGTTGGTTTCATTTTTAACACCAGATGTAATAAATGGTTTTGCAAGAGTAATGGAAATGGTAATGGGTGCATTAGACATGCTAGCAAACTACATTAAAGGTGATTTCTTTAACAACCTTAATGGTTATATGCACAAGATAGGAAACTTTATATCACAACTGTTTGACGGCAGTATGTTTAACAATGTAATAGGTGGCATGAGTACAGGTTTAACAGATATGTTTGTTGCAATATTAAGCAAAGCAATGGCACTGGTAACACCGGGTGGACACAATGCAGATACATTTAAGCTATTAGATCAGCACATGGCAAGTTACAAAGACGCTACAAACAAATTAAAAGGTGATTCATTATCCCCACCACAAAGAGCGGCAGTTGAGAAACAACAAATGAATGCTATCAAGGCCATGTTCTTAGCTGAAGGTGGATATGATAAGAGTGAGATTGATACTTATTTGGCTACAGGTGAAGACACATCTGGAACTAAAAATATGAATAGATTCATGAGAGGCAAAGGTAACTTTAGTATTGGATATGGTGATACAAATTTAGATCATCAAGCGGCATTGCAAGACAGCATAGGACAGTACGGATACAGCTTTAATGATCAACCTAAAAAACAAATGACAGCCACAGAATTCAAAGACAGTGATCATGTACCGGGTAGTTCAAATTATACTAATCCATATGCAAATAAATTTGGTCGTGTAACAGGAATGGATTTTGGAACATCGGCTACTAAATCAAATATTAAAATAATGCCAATGTTTGGTGATGCTAACAATCCAAGTAAGACTGTAAATGAAAAATTGTTAGAAGAATATATTAAAGCAAATGAATTATCTGCAGAACAAACTGCTGAATTACGTAAGATGTACAATGAATTGATAAAAATCAACAGTAATACCAAAGAAACCCAAACTTAATAAGGTTGATAAAAAGACTTGACAACAGCAAAGAAAACATATACTATAAATAATATATCATGAGTTGGCGAAAATATTTTAAAGAATACGGTACAGAAGCTGGAACAAACTCTCCAATAGGGAGTACTTCTACATCAGCAAATAATACCGCTCACAGCAAGTATAATACTTGGTTACCAGAAGTATATGCTGGTATGCCGAACAGACGTGAAAGATACTATCAATATGACATGATGGATCTTGACACAGAAATTAATGCGGCAATGGATACTATTGCTGAATTTTGTTCTCAAATAGACGAAGAAACAGGTTCACCTTTTAGTATCAAATACAAAGATGAGCCAACTGACACTGAATCAGGTTTGTTAACTGATACATTAAATCAGTGGAACAAAATTAATCAATGGCAAAAAAGATGCTTCAAGATGGTACGAAACACTATCAAGTACGGAGATCAAATGTTTGTCAGAGATCCACAAACATACAAATGGTATTGGGTAGATCCAACTACTGTTGAAAGAATTGTTGTTAATGAAGGTAAAGGTAAAAAACCTGAAGCATACTTTATTAAAAATTTAGATCTTAATGTTAAAAATTTAAACATTACATCAGATGCTTATTCACATTTTAATTCACCATTGAGTGGTGGTAATCAAGCATTAGGTTCACCAATGTCAGGTGGACAATCAAACAGAGCATATCAACCAACAGGACAATCAGCCGCAGGTGGATATGGCGGAACAAGATTTCAAAGAGATGCAACTGTATATCCAATTGATGCATCACACGTTGTACATTTAAGTTTAACAGAAGGCATGGATAGATTTTGGCCTTTTGGAATTAGTTTATTAGAACCTATTTTTAAAACTTTTAAACAAAAAGAACTTTTAGAAGATTCAATAATCATTTACAGAGTACAAAGAGCACCTGAAAGACGTGTGTTCTATATTGACGTAGGTAATATGCCAACATCAAAAGCAATGTCATTTATTGAAAGAGTTAAAAACGAAATACACCAAAGAAGAATTCCAAACCAAACAGGTGGTGGTTCAAATGTTATGGATGCAACTTACAATCCATTGTCAATGATAGAAGACTATTTCTTTGCTCAAACGGCAGAGGGCAGAGGATCTAAAGTTGAAACATTACCAGGTGGAACACAATTAGGCGAAATAGATGATTTAAGATATTTTAATGATAAGCTAATGAAAGGTTTAAGAGTACCAAGTGCGTACCTACCGAGTTCACCTAACGATCCACAAACTGCATTTACAGATGGTAGAGTTGGCACAGCTTATATTCAAGAATTTAGATTTACAAAGTTCTGTAAAAGAATACAAAACTTTTTACAACCTAGTGTTGACAGAGAATTTAAAATGTTCTTAAAACACAGAGGCATTGAAATTGATTCAGGTATGTTTGAATTACAGTTTAATGAACCACAAAACTTTGGCAAGTACAGACAAATTGAATTAGATACACAGCTAGTTAACATCTTTAACCAAGTACAACAAGTACCTTACATTAGTAAAAGATTTGCTCTTAAACGTTTCTTAAAAATGACTGAAGATGAAATTTATGAGAATCAAAGATTATGGGCAGAAGAAAATAAATCTCAAATGCCAGGTGAAGAAGCTATTGGAGATGATCTAGGTGCAGTAGGCGGAGCACCAATGCCAGCAAGTGATATGCCAACATCAGCAGATGATGTAAGTCCAGATGACGATGGCCAAACTTCACCTATACCAGGTGACCAATCAGCAGATAACACAGAAGTTTAATTATATTAATGTATAGTTTGGTTAGTAGGTTCTACTACTACATCATCATTAATACGATCCATTAGGTATTGGGCAACAATCTTTAGGTCAGCAACAGTATTCATTTCTTCTTCGTTAAGGTCTTTACGATCTTCCATTATAACAATGAAATTGTTAATAGCATCAAGCTCAGCTTGGAAAAGTTCTTTTACGCTTACAATTTTTTCCATTACTTTGTAACCTTTCTTTATGTTATTTACTAAATAATATTATCATGCGTATAAAAGAATTAAAAGAAGCCTATTTTCCAGACCAAGACAAATACTCTGCCGCACAGGTAGGATCGTCTAGAAAAACTCGACTTACTTTAAAACACTTAAACAAGTTGAGAAAAGTAAGAGAAATACGTCTACAAGATCAACAAGAAAATGCTGAATTTGTATCACGTATGTATAATGTTAACCAAGCTGTTTAAGAGTTAAAAGATCTTTTATATAGCTTATATTGTTGTTTTTTCAAAAAAAACTGCAATATCCCACCGTTTGAGAGAAGAAATTTTCAATTTCTGTTAAATACAAGCAATTAAAATAGTAGTACGTGCTAATTTATAAGGAGATATCGATATGTCAGAAATGAGTTCAAAACTAGAGCAAGTTTTAGAATTTCTAGTGAATGGCGAGCAAGACAAAGCAGAAGCTATGTTACACGACGCCATTGTTGAAAAAGCTAGATCAATTCATGAAGAACTTGTAAACGAAGACTCTACAGCAGAAGAAAAAGTTGAAGAAACTACAGAAGATAAAGTAGAAGAAGCAACTGATTCTGAAGAAGCAGTAGATGAATCAAAAGAAGAAGAGTCAACAACAGAATCAAAAGATGAAGCTGTTGAAGAAACTGTAGGCGGCGAAACAGGCGACGCTGAACAAGATCTTAAAGACGAATTAAAACAAGAAGCTGAAGATAACGCAGAAGAAATTGAATACGAAGAAACTAACGAAGACGATGGTGATGAAGACGGTGAAAAAGACGATCATGATCACGAAAACGTTGAAGACAAAGTAGACGATTTAGAAGATGCATTAGAAGAGCTGAAAGATAAATTCGAAAAAATTATGGCCGGTGACGATATGGAAGCTGAAGAAGAAGCTCCAGCTGAGGACGAAATGGAAGTAGAAATGCCAGCAGAAGAAACTGTTGAATTTGAAGCAACTGAAGAGTCTAAAGAAGAAGCTATTGAAGAAGCATCATTGACACCAGTTAAAACAGTTAACAAAGATGGATCAGAAAAATCAAAATCACCAGTAGCTAACGCAAACATGAAAGACATGGGTGCGGCACCTAGCGTTTCAAAAGGTGGTGATGAGAAAGGTGCTCCAGCCCCGAAAGCGGCTGACATGGGTGCTACAACTGTTCCAAATACTTCGACTGTAGCTGTAGCTAAAGCAGACGGCGGCGACGCAAAAGCTAAATCTACAATTTCAGGCAAGTAGTATTGTTGAATAAAGAGGAACCTAGAATGATTCGTCCATTAACAGAAGCATTAACTTTCGATCAAGCAAAGATTGAAGTTTTATCAGAAGGAAAAGACGACCATAAACATCTTAAGATGAAAGGTGTTTTTATTCAAGGTGGCGTAAAAAATCAAAACCAAAGGATTTATCCAGTTAGTGAAATCTCAACTGCTGTAGGCAACATCAAATCACGTATTGATGCAGGTTACAGTGTTTTAGGTGAAGCTGACCATCCAGAGAACTTAACAGTAAATTTAGATCGTGTCTCACACATGATCGAAGAGATTTGGATGGATGGACCTAATGGTATTGGAAAACTAAAAATAATGCCGACACCGATGGGTAAAATTATAGAAACTTTACTTAACAGCGGTGCAAAACTAGGTGTAAGTTCAAGAGGGTCAGGTAACGTAAATGAAACCGGTGAAGTTCAAGGATTTGAAATTATCACTGTTGACATTGTTGCTCAACCATCAGCCCCTGATGCCTACCCAAAAGCCATTTATGAAGGCTTATGGAATATGAGGGGTGGTCAACAACTACACGGTTTGAGTCAAGCAAG